GGTAAAGTACACATGACTGATACAAAACTGAGAGAGGTACTAGACGAGATTCCTAGAAACATGGAACTTGGGACATGGAATCCTCCACCTCAGTGTATGCCCGAAGATGTCAAAATGACATCATCCATTCTAGCCTACCATAAATACTATGCAGTCTACAAAAAAGACTTTGCAGTGTGGACTGATAGACCCGTCCCTAAATTTATGAGTGAGCGAATGTATGCCTAATTATGATTTTCTAAACAAGGAAACTGGTGAGATAAAAGAATACTTTATGTCTTACAAAGACCTTGACGAATTCAAAAAGAACAATCCCCATTTACTACAACAAATATCTGCACCACAAATTATTGGTGGTCATGGTGATCGTGTAAAGACTGATGATGGATTTAAAGAAGTATTATCTAAAGTAGGTGATGCACATCCAGGCTCAGTTGTTCATGAGAGACACGGTACTAAAGATATCAAAAGAGAGAAGTCTGTACAAACAATCAAAAAGCATATGGACATACAGTCCAAAAAGAAGTAAAATATAATTATGACTAAAGTGAAAACCACCCTAATCGATCTTGTAGACTTAGAAACAATTGATCTCAAGACAGAATCAAGAGACGGTAAGAGATACTATATCGATCAGAAAGGTGAGGCTTATCCAAGTGTCACTACAGTCGTAGGTCTAAAGACTAGAGAACAAATCAAGTTGTGGAGAGAACGAGTTGGTGAAGAAACTGCAAACAGAGTTTCTACATCAGCTGCAAAACGAGGAACAACTTTCCACCAAAACATTGAAGACTATCTTAGGAAGGAAAAAGAGTTTATTGAGTTTGACAATATAATTCAAGAAGGAATGTTTAAGGCAGTGAGACCTGTATTAGATGAAATAGTTCCGATTGCATTAGAGGCTCCAATGTATTCTGTCAATCTTAAGATGGCTGGTCGTGTGGATTGTGTTGGAATGTTTGATGGTAAATTATGTATCATTGATTTCAAATCATCTGCAAAACCTAAAGAAGAGTATATGGCAGAAACATGGTTTACTCAAATGACTGCATATGCAATCATGGTTGAAGAACTAACTGGACATGAGATAGAAGAGTGTATGGCTCTTGTCGGTGTAGAAGGTTCTAATGCTTTCCAAATGTTTATCTGTGATCCCAAAGATTATGTAGATGATCTATGGCAACTAAGAAAACAATACACAAACTTATACGGGGTATGATGATTACAAGAAAAGAATTCAGTGAACAGGTGGAACGATTGATTGCATCTGGCAAAGGTAATACTGATGTTATGTCAGCAATAATAAAAATATGTGAGGTTAATAAGGTTGAACCTGAGAGTGCAAAGAGATTAATATCTATTCCACTCAAAGAAAAGCTGCAAGCTGAAGCAGAAAAACTCAACATGATTAATCGTGAAACTAGGAGTCAGTCATCATTGACTGGATTCTTTACGGAGAAAAAATAATGGATAAAGGTGATATCGTAACGGTAGTTACAATCAGTGGCGAGTATGTAGGTATACTCGATTCGTTTGAAGACAATACAGTGGTTCTAAACAAACCTCGTATGATCGTACAAACAGAAGGTGGTATGGGATTTGCACATGGTGTTGCAGTAACAGGTGAAGAGAATCCTGAGACAGTTACATTCCTCAATGTGGTTTATGTTGTACCAACTAACGAGAAAGTGAAGAAAGCACATACCGAGGCAACCACTAGCATTCAGTTAGTGAAGTAATGACAAGTCGTGAAGGATATGATGCATACACACTTTATCTTGGTATAAAGCTACACTTCTATTCTAAGGACTACAACTTTGTTCGTTACAACGGTAAAGTCAAAGCAGATATAAACTCATTTCTAAAACGAAAAGATAAGTATCACTTTGGTAAGTTATACAAGAAGTATAAACAAGAATTACAAGACTTCTACATTGCAAACTTATCTGTTTATGATCTATGGGCGGGAGACCTATTAGAGAATGAATGTGATAAGCGTTACAAAGAGTGGAAGAAGAGACATCAAAAACTTACTTACATGTTTGAGACAGAAGTATCAGATCAAGTAAGGAAGTATAAGATAGATACCCTACTAAAGGTATCAAACGGTCAACACCCTAGACTATTGAAAGCTTACTTAGGTAAGGAGATCAGTCTAGAGACATTGTGTATTATGGACGAGATTATTGGATTTAGTTCAGACTGGGAGAGATTGATTTCGGAAAAAATCGTCTACCCCGAAGTACACATTAAGTTGAATAAGTATAAAGCATTCTTGAGTTACCCGACCCAAGAGTACAAGAACAAACTCATAGAGATATGTTCTTAGCTATGTACCTGTGGGCTGGAACATTATTATGTATAATAATAACAAGCTCAAGAATGACTAAATACAATGTACATTTCAAAAACCCTCTTGTAGGATTAGTAGATTTGTATTATAATAGGAGTATAGAAACCAAGGTTTCTGTACATGATAAAATGCTAAACGATGCGATATAAGGAGAAATACAATGTCAACATCATTAGATAAACTAAGGGCAGCTATGGAATCTGCCTCCCCTTCTAAAGGAGAAAAAAAGTCCTATTCCGATGATCGATTTTGGAAACCCGAACTTGATAAATCAGGTAACGGTTTTGCAATCATTCGATTCCTACCAACCCCCGAAGGTGAAGAAATGCCATGGGTCTCATATTGGGATCACGGTTTTCAAGGCCCAGGCGGATGGTATATTGAGAAGTCTTTAACGACTCTTAATAAACAAGACCCTGTGTCTGAATACAATACTCAGTTGTGGAACACTGGGATTGAAGCAAACAAAGAGATTGCAAGGAAACAGAAGCGTAGACTTCATTATGTTTCTAATGTCTATGTGGTTTCTGATCCTAAGAATCCTGACAATGAAGGTAAAGTATTCCTTTACAAGTACGGTAAAAAAATCTTCGAACAGTTGAAGGAAGCAATTAGTCCAGCATTTGAGGACGAAGCTGCAATCAATCCTTTTGACTTGAGAGGAGAAGGTGCAAACTTCAAAATCAAAATCAGAAAAGTCGATGGTTATTGGAACTACGACAAGTCAGAATTTGATAAATCTGCACCACTTTTTGATGATGAAAATCAGTTGAATGATATATATACTTCTGTTCATTCATTATCAGAAATTATATCACCTAATGAGTTTAAGTCTTATGACGAACTCAAAGAGAAACTTGATCGTGTATTAGGTCTCTCAGGTGGAGTGAGTAATTCTACAGCAGAGTCAGTTGCAGAAGACCAAGAAGAAGTGCCTTGGGCAAATGTAAATACTGCCACTGTTGCAGATGAACCCGTAATCCAAAGTGCAGAAGCATCAGTCGGTGAGAGTGGTGACGATGCCATGGATTACTTCAAGAAATTGGCTTCAGATAGTTAATTTCGATTTGGGGTTGTCGTGTTATATAATGCACCTTTGGTGATACAGACGACAACTCACTTGGGCCGTGGAATGAAATTGGGGGCACCAAGTAAGGGTAAGGGAGACGGCAAAATAAAAGCGGGTCTCTCGGTTAAGAACGGGATGCTGTAAGGCGTGGGGTGACTTAACATCTATTATAGGAATATTATGCCAAGTGTAAAACCAAGGAAACATCCAAAGAGTAAAAATGTAGAACCATTCGATAGAATGTTACGCAGATTTAAGAAGCAATGTGAGAGAGCAGGAATTGTTCAAGAGTGTCGTGATAGACAGTATTATGAAAAACCAAATCAAAAGAAACATAAGAAAAATCAAGAGATCACTAGACGCAGAAAGCTTGATGCAAAGAGAGCTGCACTCGCAGAATCAAGAAGAAAATGGTTCAACTAAAATGTCTAAAGGATCGAAGAGACGCCCCGAGGATACTAACAAGTATGAAGAAGCTTGGGAAAGGATTTGGGGTAAACCTTTAAAGAAAATTAAACCCCATAAGAAGACACCTAAACATGGACAGACTCAAGTCCATAAAGATAAGACTAAAACAATTCCAAGAAAAGACAAATACCCCTCACCTAATTACGAAGGGCCTTGGGGTAAAGACTTAGGATTTTAAGCAGGAACTACAGAAAGACGACTTCCAGTAGGATCGGGATTATGTGGTGCTGGGTCTTGAATGACCTTTCTATTATTACTTACATTAACTTGTTGCACAGCATTGTTTGCCATGTTGACTGGTGGTAATGGTGGGCCCATTTGTTTAGCTTCTTCTGCTCTATCTGCAGCGTCTTTAATTCTATCACCATCTGCACGATCAATTGCAGCTGACATTCTTGCATATTCTTCGTTACTGAAACTATCTGTAAAATCTTCTTCATCTGCATCTCTCTGAGCACGATAGTCTTCAACAGACATACCAATTGCATCAGCTGCTATCTGATCCTCATTTTCAAGAACTTTTGATGGGATATAGTCTTCTCTAGTCTCAAGTTCCATTTGGTTTCTAAAGTAAGTTGCATTTGCATCTGCTTGAGCAGTCCTGATCTCTTCATCAGTACCATACATCAAGTCTTGTTCTTGTTTAAATTCTGCAGCCCTCTCAGCAATTCTTGCGTCTCTTTCTGCACCTTGAAGAGTCCTTGTCTTTCCATCCTCTATAACTTGAAACTTAGTTTGTTCTAATATATCTACTTCTTTTGCAAGGTCTTTTTCTTTCTTTGCAATTAGATCATCTGCAGCGTTTGCTCTTTCTACAGCTCTATTTCTCTCTTTAAGTAAATCTTCTGATGATGTTGCTTGGAATTCTGCTTCTTCTTCGATACTTGCAAGTGCATCTTTCTCTAATTGTTTCTTAAGTCTTCTTTTCTCTCTTCTAGACTTACCTTCAAGTTCACCACTTTCTAACATTGCTTGATACTGTTCTTCAGCTTGTTGTTCTGCAAGTGCCTTTTGTTCTTTCTTCGTTGCCTTTGCTTTCTTCTTCTCTTCTTTTCTTTCGTTGATTGCATCGAGTTCTTTTTGTTCTTCGTCACTTAACCCGAATAATTTTTTCTTGATACCAAGTATCTTACCTCTTACCCAATCAGATATGGATTGCCATACATTGACAAAGAAGTCTGTAAACCCTTTAATGAATCCTCTAACCTTATCGATTGCACCACCGACTTTCTCAGAGATCGTATCTTTGATGGCCTGGAAGTTTTTAACTAAGAACATTACACCTGCGATTACAGCTGCAATTGCAACACCAATTAGTAAACCAATACCTATCATAGGTGCAGCTGCAACTAACATTGCCACTGCAGAAGAAACAAGTCCAGCAACAAATGCAATTCCCGACATAATCAGAGCAGGTAAAGTTGCAAGGAAGGCAACGGCTTGTCTTGCCATGGCTGCAGCAGTTCGTGCAAGTCCTGTTAGGAATGCCTTAGACTTCATCATAAATTGTTTCGTATTAGCTGCAAAACTCTTTGCACCCTCTACAAATGCAGCTCCCATCTCTTGCACTCTTGAACCAAAAGCTTTAATTGAATCTAAAGCTTTGGCAGGTAATTCTTTTGCACCTTGTACTAAACCACCTACAAAGTTTTTAGTATTATCTGCAAGGTTTGATATACCATTACTAATACCATCTTTCATATTGGTTATAGATTCACCGAATGATGAGAATGCTTGTGGTATACTGGTTAGGAATCTATCTTTGAAACCTTCTGCTTTGACAGTTTCACCATCTATCTCTTTCTCAGTTCCACTCCACCAGTCTGCTAAGTCTTGACCGAAGTTGACTTCTTTACCAGTGAAGAATTTAGTTGATTTTGCAACGGCGGTGTTTGCAAGTTTGAATGGAGTTGCAACAAGAACACCTACAGCTTTAACTTTGTCTGCACCGTCTTCTGCAAATTGACCTAAGTCGATCAGTCCACCAGTAAGTTCTTTAATGGCACCTGATGCACCACTAAGATTCTTACCGAATCCTACTTCAAATTCTGTTAGGGATTTAGAAAGGTTTTCAAATGGTTCGAAGATTAATGAGTTGATATCATTAGGGTCTATGGTGATACTCTTGTATTCCCCTTTGAGTTCTTCTACAGATACCTTTAAGTTGTTTGCAGTCTGCAAGAGAAGTGCCTCTTCCATAGCAGCTGCTTTCTTTTTGTTATCTATTGCAGTTTTAACATCTGCCATACGCATGCGGTCGAGACCACCACGCATTTTTGCTTGAAAGGCAATCCTCTTGGTTTCTTCACCAATAATGTTTTCCCTTTCAGTATTTGCCTTCTCGTTTATCTCTCGTTGTTTCTTGAGAACCTCTTGAAGGATGTTATCTACTGCCATAGTTTACTACTCAGTTAATAATACTTCTTCTGATAAACCTGATTCGACTTTCTCGACTTCTGCTTTCCAAGCTTCTACTGCTCTATCATATGATTCCTTTGCAGACTCATATTGGAAGTCTTCCAGTTCGTCCTTATTAGGTTCTACTGGAGGATTGTCTTTAAGTGTTTGAAGATGATCTTCCATAGTCATCTCTTTAGCTTCTTCTGCCATTTGTACTCCTATTTTTTGTTATTGTCGGAATCGTGTTCCTTGGCTGCACTGTTAACATACAGTCCGAACCAAGCAGCTCCAGCTCCAACAAGGATTGAAATCAAACCTGATTGTTCCATGGTTGGTTCTGCTAAATCTAAGAACCACATTACAACATAGTAAATTAAGAATATGTAAACACTTAAAAATGCTCTTGGCCATATTCTCCATGCATCAACTGCCTTTGCAAGAAATATGTATTTCTGCCAAGGGTTAGTTTTACTATCATGTTCAAGTTCCCATATCTTTTGCTTGAGATCGTTATTTTCAGTGACCATCTCCATGAATTTACTGAGGTCTATTTCAACCTCGTTACGACTCATGTCACCACTAAATCTTTCTCTATCGTCACCCATTTTGTTATACCTCTATCTTCTTTTACTGTTACGGATGCGTTCTTTTTCACGCTCCTCTTCAAGATGTTGAAGTAATAACTTTATGTAAATCTCCCTTTCCCACGGCATCATAGTATCTAATTCGTTTAACGAATAATTATGATGTTGCATCATCTGAAAGTTTGTATTATAATAGTTTAATAAACTATCGTGTGAAAGGGCTACTAGAAAAAAGAGTTTAATCCTCTTACTGTAGTTTTAATTCCCTTACCACATGTAGAACATTCACTATCAACTTCCTTTTGAAGACTCGGAATACTATTAAAGAAATCCGTAATCAACTCTAGTTGTTGCATAGTAAGTTCCTCTACAAACTCATTCAATTCATTTGTTGAAGCATCTACCGCTGGGTAAACATTCTCTTCGTCAAATATATTCACAATGCTATTCTTGAGCATCATTAAGGTTTGAGTTGCTTGGTCTTTTCCTTGAACCTCGGATATGTCCGATACTCTTGGATACCTCAACTCGACACCTATTTCATCATTAATCATAATTTTTGTTTCAGGAGCTTCTCCTACTACTTCCACATCATCTAAATTAACAACTGCTTCCCCTGAACCATTACATTCAGGATCGTTGCATGTCACTCTAATGTTTGCAGTTTCACCAACTGATTTACTTCTGATCTTAAGGAATAAGTATTCCATATCGATCACAGGCAACCTGTCAGGTTTAACATTACCGTCAGTTACACTTTCGATAAGGTCTTTCACTGCTTTAAACATTGCATCATCATTCTCTTGTTCTTGAGCAAGTAGTAATACCTTTTGCTCTTTTACAAGGAAAGGACGATATTCAACTTCCGTTCCGTCACTTGGTAGTATACAAGTATACTTTGGTGACGATTGCTTTGGTAAAGCCATAATATATCCTCAATGAGGTTTTATCCACCTCGTCTTTTATCTGTTATATATTCAGAACCTATACCTAGGTCTCTTCCTATATTACTAGCTCTGGTGATTGCAGTATCATAACTTCCTAGTTTTCTACCTAGATCACCAATCTTACTATTAAATCTTCCAGCAACCTTGAGTCCTTCAAGAACTGCATCAAAGATTTTCCTTCCTTTATTT